CCGGTCTTAAAGTGGCGCACTTTTAAAGCATAACTGTGGCTCACTTTTAGACCATAATTGACATTCAGAGTGGGGATCGAGAAAGAACCAGCCAGTGAAAGTTCATCACTGTACAGCTCATCACGCAACAATAAAAAAACGCACGCATTCGAATTCACGGACAATTTCTATTTCATGCGCAAGGGTGAGTATGTTGATTCTAAAGGTCGCATGGACAAAATTATGCAAGAAGTTGATGGTTTCCCTGTCTATGAGCTGTATTCAGGTCAAGTAGACGGCGATGCATTAGGCAAAAAAGTAATCATGTTCCGTGGTGAATTTGAAAAGCTAGCTGGAGCACTGTACTACGGCGATAGCTTGCTCGTGTTAGACGAGTCTGATGCTGATGAAGTTTATTATCCCGACCGCTATTAATCAGGAAATGAGTATGTCTCAGGAACTGGCTTTGAAATTTAGCAACGCAGGTCCAGAGCAATTACTGGGCATACTCCCTACAGAAGAGGTGGTAGAAATAATAAAGTTTCATTTACAAGAAGAGGTAGAAGCGGAAGTTCGTGGCGAATTCACCGCCCGCATTGATTATCTGGAAAATGAAGTAGATGAGCTTAGTGGGTGGGAAGATACAGCCAACGGATGGGAATGTGATGCCATAGGCCTGTATCGTGCTATTGAGCACGCATTAACGGTCCCATGGAGCCAAGCAATACCGTTACTCCAAAAAGCAATAGAAGAGCATGGTGGCGATATTGAGCCAATACCATGAAAATCGCAAAAGGCCGGGCGGCGGTATGGGAACACGCTGCCGAGGCCAATATGCAGGAAACCATCAGGAAGATTGCAGCATTATTTGATATTGATGATATTGCCATTTTCACCCCCGGTAAGCTGACCTACCTCAAAAATAAACCCCGTAAATATATCCGTATCAGGCCATTAGAAAGTGATGTGGTTATCAATCCAATAACTGGCGCTCATAGCGCTAAGAAGGGAACGTGAATAAAGGTTCTAAGTTAAAGCACCCAAATGTCATTACTGTTAAAAAGCAGGTTAATAAAGCAAATACTTGGTTTAAGCGATTTAAATAATTCCACCCTCTCAACTCTCAGTCATTACTCATTATATATCACCCCGCAGTCTGGGATTTATTTATTCAATCAATCAAGGAGTAATCCCATGTTTGGATTGTTTCTATACGTCTGTTTTACATTTCAGCCCTGCAAATATGAATCACAGGGATATATATATCCTGACCAAAGTAATTGCCTTGCTGACATCCAGCAAGAAGGTTTGCCGCCTGAATATATTTGTTTGCCAGTTGAAGGCGTTTTAATGGCGAGGATAAAGCAATGAGCAAAATAATATCGGTAAAAATGGCAAGGCCCAGTGAAGATGAAGTGAAATCTCTGTGGCAACTCTTTCACGCCACTGAAGCAGCAGAAGACCGCTGGCACAGAGAATCATCCGCGCAATTTTTAGAACGCTTTGACGATCAAGAAATCAGTGACGAGGAGCGCACATTTATTGCTGTTGCGTGGGATTCCCTGGTACAAGGCCACGGCGGCTTTGGACGCTTCATGGGGGCTTATGACACCCTGATATATAATTTCCAAGATCCAGATGCTGACCACGTTGCAACACATCCTAAATTTAATGCTCTTCTGACGGAATCAGAGCTATTACCAGTGGTATTTGAGGGTTATCACGAGGCTAAAAATACTATTGCAGATCTGGAAAAAAAGAATCAAATGTTGGCTATTGAAAACATGGTGTTGCAAGAAAAAGCAGCGCGGGAATTATCCGGAGCGTGGATCATGAACCGGCTAGTTGTTGGTTCAATCGCAGCAATTTCACTTATTCACGCCGGGCAATTTACCAGCGCAAAGGATTGGTTGCTGGAAAATATGGAGGGTATAGATATTGATATTCCTACCTATCAATCAGACACGCAATTAAATGAATGGGCCAAAAGTCAGCTAGAGGGGTATTTAACCCAGACTCAAGCATTGGAAATTATTAAGCAACAAATACCAAAAACGGCGCAGGTAATTAATGAATATCAGGCGCAAGGAGTTGAACTGGCAGCGGATGGATTCCACAAGTCGGTATTCTCTGCAATTGAAGAGGATGGAGTGATCAAGTCTCTTTTATATATCAAAGCTGACTTAATACAGTTCGCCGCCAACCTGCGAGGTGAGCATAATGTCAGATAAGGAATACTGCTATCGCTATGTAGATAGTAATGACTCGAAAGGCCGACCAATCGTAATGCTGTGGCAAATGGTAATTCTACGGGAGACAGAAAAGACATTTTGGTACTGCCCTGACTACCCGAACATGAGTCTTGAGCAAATTATTAAATATCAAGGTAGACCGGGGAACCGTCAAGTTAAACGCAGTCTTAAAAATGCTGCCCGTTCCCGCTATCACTACACAAAAGAAGAAGCATTAAAGGCTTTTATTTACCGCAAACAATATCAGTTAGAACGAATCCGGCTAACAAGCGAAACCGTGTCGCTTTGCCTTAAAGGGATAGGTGAGGCTGGTTTTGTTGAAATCAGTAAAGACGGTGAATTCAACAGTTTTAGCAACATTCTATCTGTTCCCGAAAAAGACTTTCGCGCGGCAGAAGAAGCTGGAGAAGTAGCCTCGACGTATCGCTGGGGAGAATATTGATGAATAACATCGACGAAGAGACAGAACCATTTTTCATCTATGGAGATGACTTAACGGACATGGTTCTGACCGTACAACAGGCCGGAGAGGGGAATGCAGATGCTGAGTAAAGAGCCGGTACGAATTCGGCACAATTGGGATTCAGCAGTAGTAGCCGAATGTGATTTTTGCAGTCACACAAAAATGACTGTTCCACGCGCCGACAGTGGGCGTATTTGTGCTTCATGTTGTGATTCTGAGTTTTTATCAAGTTGGCAGGGTTACGCGAAAAGTCTGGAGACTGAGATTCTATCACTGCGTGAGCAACTTGCAGGGTTGAAAGCGTTGGAGCCGCTCGGCTATATCGACCCAAGGACACTGACAGATGATGGCTGTTCTGGCGGCACTTGGATGAAGAAGCAGCTGAGAGAGGTTGGACCTTACACTATGCGAATATTCATAGCAACCAAGCCAGTGGAGGAATCAGCTAATGCTGAGTAAAGAGCATTTAGAGAGCTTGACGAGGGTTTGGGTAGAAACTCACTTAGTCAATAAAATGGCAACTGAACTGCTATCACTGCGTGAGCAATACAAATCACAGAGCAATGAACTTACTGCAATGACAGCAGCAGCTCAAGCGTTGCGTGATGAAATGTATAAATGTGATGCGAAATTAGAGGCCCTGGCAGCGTTACCGCCGGTTGGCGGGGTCATCAGTAAAAAGCTGATTGGCTGGAGAACGGAGGATTATACGCACGAAACAAATAACATTGAATTAGCCCGAAACTGGGCACCAAATGTTGGTGTTCTTCCGATATTTGAGGGCGATATTAATACCAGTATTTCCACTACCACGATTGACACCACGCCGCTGTATTAATATTCAATAGATGTATCACTAAAACATAGCCCCTTACCACCACAGACCAAACGACCATAATAGGGCGCAGCATCGTTGCGTCCTTTCCTACTGAGGAAAGACCAATGACCAAAATACTGACTCGCACTGAATTAGAAGAGATCACTGGTTTTGTACAACCCAAGAAACAGTGTGAATGCTTACGTGAAAGTGGCATTTTTTTCATCGAGCGTAAAGATGGTAGACCTAGCACAACATGGGCGCATGTTGAGCACCCTATCTCTTCCCGCAATATCATTCATAGCATGCCTGAAGACCAACCTAATTATGGGGCTATTTAATGTCACGTCCACGCAAGAACCCTGCAGATAACTGGATGCCTCCACGGGTTCGTAAAGGCAAGTCTGCATATGAATTCAGGGCAATAGACGGGAGAACAATCCGTCTATGTAATTTTGAATGCAGTCAGGCTGATGTCTGGGTTGCTTTTGAGAAATTAATGATCAACCAAAAAGAGGATTCGACATTTACTGGTTTGATTAATGAGTTTCTATTGTCAGGTGATTTCTGCGAACTGGCCTCCGAAACGCAAAAGGATTACCACAAATACTCATCAAAAATAATTGCAGTGTTTGGGAAAATGTCTCCCGACAATATAAGACCAGAGCATATTCGAAAGTATATGGATAAGCGTGGAGCAAAAAGCAGGGTTCAAGCAAACAGGGAAAAATCCTTCATGTCGAGGGTTTTTCGCTGGGGATATGAGCGCGGGAAAGTAAAGTTAAATCCTTGCCAGGGGGTCAAGCAATTTAAAGAAAAAGTTAGAACTCGTTATATAACCGATGAAGAATACACCGCCCTTTACGATACCGCCCCATCGGTCGTAAAAGTGGCCATGGAGTTGGCTTACTTATGCTGTACCAGGCAAGCGGATATTTTGGACATGAAGAAAGGGCAGTTACTGGAGAGCGGCATACTTATACAACAAAGCAAAACTGGCGTTGCCCAAATTAAAGCTTGGATACCTCGGTTGCATGAGGTTATACGACTAGCAAGCACCCTCCCCTTAAACAGGGGCGTTGTGAGCATCTACTTGTTACACCAGCAATCAGGGTCACGTTTCACCCGTGATAGTTTTAATGCCCACTGGATGAAAGCAAAAAAGGCAGCAACTATGAAGTATCCCGAACTGGAATTTAATTTTACGTTCCACGATCTAAAAGCAAAAGGCATCTCAGACCTAACTGGTTCGCTATATGACAAGCAGGCAATCTCAGGACACAAAAACGCATCACAGACAGCGCGATATGATAGAAAGATTAATGTAGTTCCGGTGGTGGGAGGTCAAGATATGGCGAAGTGATATGGCGAAACAATGGTGAAGTGGGATTTTAATCACAAAAAAACCGCCTCTCGGCGGTTAACGACATACTCGTACTACTTTGTTTTACTTAGAATATTTTCCATGGTGCCCGGGGCGGGACTTGAACCCGCACAGCCATAAGCCGAGGGATTTTAAAAATTTGAGGCTATCTTTTAAAATCAACAAGTTAAGGTTGTTCAATGGGTTACAAATGCGTATCGCTGCGTATGTTTGCGTGTGGCTAGTTTTTGCTGCCATCAAAACTGACAATTTTCTAATCGATAACTAACTTGTCATAAGGATTTAAAGCGATGGCCGCATCTAAGTGATCGGGTGCAAAATGTGCATATCTCATCGTCATTAAAATAGTGCTATGGCCGAGAATTTGTTGCAGCACTAAAATGTTTCCGCCGCCCATCATAAAGTGACTGGCAAAGGTATGCCTGAGTACGTGTGTGCGTTGCCCTTTAGGCAACTCAATAGCCGCCCTTTTCAATGCATGTTTAAATGCATCATAAGATGGAGTGAATAAAGCACCGCGATTTTTTGGTATACGTTTAAATAGTTTCTCAGATATCGGTACGGTTCTGTTCTTTTTGCCCTTAGTATTAATGTAAGTCACACGGCTAGGTAATATCTGCGACTGTTTCATATCCTGTGCCTCTCCCCACCTGGCACCTGTAGCTAAACAGAGGCGAACGATGGTTCCCAGGCTTTTATTTTCCGACTCATCACAGGCGACTAAAAGCCGCTTAATTTCATCTTGGGACAGAAAGGCCAGCTCTTGATCACCCTCGCTAAATTGGCGGATACCATCAAGCGGGTTACTTCCCTCCCATTCACCAAGGCGTTTTAATTCTGAAAATACAGCATGTAGGTATGATTGCTCACGGTTAACAGTGGCTTCTTTTACAACAGTACGCCCTTTTGCTTGCCATTCACCATTCAGCCGCCGTTCCCGATAAACAGCAAACATATTCTTATCGACATCTGCCGCTAAGGGGTCCCCCATTCTCTCACAAATCGCCAATAGTTTAGCTTTACGGGACTCGCCAGAAGATAGGGTTTTACCGTGCATTTCATACCATCGCTCAACTAATTCATTAAGCGTTACCGCACTAATGCCCAGCCCCGTATCTTGTTTATTCACCATCATGCGACGTTCGTATGAAAGTGCTTCGCCTTTAGTGGCAAACTGTTTGCGTATACGCTTGTTATCACGGCCATAAGGGAAGCATTGGCAAAGCCATTTTCCTGACGGAAGTTTACTGACTGCCATTAATCCTGCACCCACTGCATCATAATCATTAACATCATGGCGGTTGATTTGACACTTTGATTAGTGAAAATTTCTTTATTTTGAATTGGATCTGATTCTGGAGCAAAAGCATCATCAAGTTGTTTTGCTAATTCACTCGCGTAAGGTTTAAAATCATCAACCGATTTTATTTTTCTATTTATCTCAGGTGCTAATAGCTTTTTGCTGTATATCCCGGCGATAAAGTCAGCACAAGTTGCAAGTTTGTTTTCCGGCGTGGCTGTTTGCCATGTAAGCGCATTGGCTTCATGCAGGGTTCCCCCCGCATACCAATTTTCAGCAAATGCGTTATTTGTGAATAAGGCAAAAATAAGAAACGTCAGTGACAGTACTTTTTTCATCGCTAGCCCTCGATAAGGTTAAGAAAATAATTAATTAAATATCACAATGTAAATAATTTGAGCGTGAGTTACTTACTAAATGTGACTATTAAAAGCGCAATTAAAAAACCTGAAGCAAATACGCCCCCTGAAAATATCGGGTAGTGGCGAAATGGTTTCTGCTCCCGATAAACAGCAAAAGTATTCTTGTCAAAATCAGTGACCAGTGGATCACCCAACCGTTCGCAGATAGCCTCTAACTTTACCTTTCGGGTTTTACCTGATGTTAAAGTCTGCCCGTGCATTTCATACCAACGACTAACTAAATTGCTGAGTTTCAATGTATTGCTCACAGAAACCTCAACAACCTGATCTTTCTGCATCATACGGCGCTCAAATGAGAGCGCCTCGCCTTTAGTAGCAAACTGCTTACGAAGCCGTTCACCACGCCGTCCATTGGGATAACACTCACAAATCCATTTGCCAGTAGTTAATTTACGAACAGCCATCATTCACCTACTTATTAGGGGTCACAATAAACCAAAGGCCCAAACCATTTGTACCCATTACGGTATAAGTCACTGCATCAGCAATGTATTGACCTTTTTTATCTGGTGAATTTGTTGCCTCGTATATTAATTCGTTTATTAGCTGCCCTCTTTCATCCTCAGGAATTTCAGGTGAGAACATTTTCATTAAAGTTGCATCTATGAAAAGAGAACTCATTGCTGCTGACTGAGGATCTCCATTAGGAATAAAAATATTGGTTAATTCTTTCACCATTTTTGAATTTTTATTCGCAGTGGCAATCATTATGTTGCTACCGTTCAGCTTAATTTGAGCAACGTTTGCCGCCTCACCATTTTTTATCTTAATATTTTTGACTAAATTGAAATCAAAGGCATTAGCAGCTTCTTGTAGCTCAGAATTTAGTTGGTCATGAAATTTTTCAATTGTTAGCCCAAGATTTTCGGCTGAGGAAGCAAAACCAGACCACATTAAAATGAATGCAAGTAATACTGTTTTCATCACTAATCCTTGTTAATGGCTGAGGAGATACTTATTCAAATGGTATAAAAACATGCTTTTATTACTTACCAATGGCAACTATTAAAAGCGCAATTAAAAAACCTGAAGCAAATACGCCCCCTGAAAATATCGGGTAGTGGCGAAATAGCTGCTGCCACGATAGGCGTTTTTCTGAGGTCGTCACTGTCGAAGGGGGTGTCTCTAAATATTGTTTTTCATCCAACCACGAGAGAGCCTGTTGTAATTGCAAGCGCGTTAATTCAGTTAAGCGCCCCGAACCAAACTGAATATGACAATATCTAATGAGTTGCTGTCTTTCCGATTCTTGTTGGGTATTTTTCAGGAGCAAATGTATTAAAGACTTGCTCGCCTCTTTCTCGCAATAACGATCACGTAAAGCCTGAAGATAACTATATGCAGCCTGATAGTGACTTACTGTCATTTCTTCAATGCTGCTAACACCAATCTCAGCATGAACCTTTTGCCAGATTGAAAATCCCTCTTCATGCCCAGTCTCAATAATTTCTTTTACTAGCTGATTTAACTGTTTTCGCTGTGCGGGTACTAGCGGGCGATTATCTATCTCTGTCGTAGGGATGACGATATTCACAAAATCCCGACTAATGAAATTATCCGTAGTGATATTTTTCTCATGAAAATCACGGCCAGCCGCCCTATTTCGATCTCCATTAGTCTCCATGCCACACCTCTCTTGCTTTACTTTTTGTTCTCGTGAAAATCTCTACCAGCGATCCGCTGACCGGTACCACCTGTAACCTTAACTGTTGTTCCTGGTTCAGAGGTATTACTCACGCTTAGTGCAGCAAACACGGCCTGCTTAACCGCTAAAGGCGCAGATCGGTAATGATTAACCAGTTCTTCTTCATCGTTTGTCAGTGCAGTCACAGAACGCACGCCAATCACTACGTATTGCACATCTAGACCAAATTTATGCAGTGATGCCAAATAGAGCGCGTCAGGGCAGCTATCTCCTTTTTCATACTTCAATTGGGTTAGTTTTTTAACTCCGCCGATATCACCCATAGCGACCTGACTCAATCCCAGCCTTTCCCGTTCTTCCCGCAAACGCATGCCTATATATTTTTCCATACATAAATCTCTTGACTGGTATGTTTTTATATACCAGAATGATTCCCACAGGAACTTAGTGGATCACAATATACCATTATGAAACAAGTCAAACACGATCAACGCTCGCGATTACCGAAAGGAATTGCTTCAAAAAACCCGACCCATATGCGTTTGTCTGATGATGAGCGTGCAGAATTAGAAGCGCTCGCAGCAAAAGAAACTCGTTCAATTTCCAGTATGGCGCGTCTAGTTTACTTGCGTGGTATCACCGCTATTCAGGCTGATTGATAAGGGGGAATTATGGGTAATGTCACCATTAATATCACCGTGCCCACGGGTTATGTCTCTCTGAAAGAATATGCAGCAATGACCGGTATCCCCCTTGGTACCTGCCGTGGAATGGTGCGTGATGGTCGGATTATTATTCGCCCGAAAGTTAAAGCTGGTGACAAAGTTGAAGTTAATTTGGTTGCTATGTTGAAAGATGCCATAGCCAATAGTTAGGGGAAAATACAATGCACGCCTTAACCATTATTAGCCGCCATTCATCTGCCTATCGTGGCTTTGTAATTACTCATCGGCCAAGAACTGCTATTAACCCCATTGCCCGCTATGAAGTATTCCTGGGTGAACAGTCTTTCGGTTTACTTGACGCTCAAGCGCTCGCCACCGGCTTCATTGATCAGTTGTATATCGAACGCAAAACGGGAGCCGCAGCATGAAATCACCTTGCCTGCAGATAGCTAACGCCATACTGCGAACACATATGGCTGATATGGGAGAGTTAACCCGACGTGCGATAGAGGAAAATGGTGTTTTATCCCTTCGAGCTAATCTCCGTGCTCGTGAAAAAAAAGCCATCACCAGCAACACCCTTGCAGGCTTAAGTATGATTACCGCCATAGCGTGGCAATTGCGTGAAAACGAATTAGCCACTTTCCACCAACTGAATGCCGCAACACAGCAATTTCGGGAGTCAGGCGTCATACCTCAATTTTTCAATGAAGAGGTACAGACATGCCGGGGCAACTAATTGAATTGACCAGCGGAGCATTAGCCGTGCTGGCCGTGCTTATCTGGCTTGCGTTTCTGTCTGCCCGCGCCGTGATCCGCGATCACCGCCGTCGCACCAATATCAAACGCAAAGCGCGCCAACACTCTTAAGGAGAAAGGGATGAAACAAGCATATTTCACATTGATTAACGACCTGTTGCAGCAATACCACTTCAAGGCCGAAAACCTGCGCGCCGCTTCCGCTGTTGCCGACGAGGTGCGAATGTTTTCGCTAAATGATTACGCCTTTCGTCTAAGTGTCGGTCTGGAGGGTCTGTTAAGCACGGCGCAAGCATCTGGGGATCAGGACAGCGCTCAGGAATTAGAGCTGTTGGTGACTCAGTGTAATTCCGGGGGTATTCCAGAGCCGACACATTCTTGAGTTAATTACTGTCATACCGAGAGGTGGATGATGGGGCAAATTAATACGGACGGTTCGCCGCTTTCAATGCAGGAATGGAATCAGAAAGTAGGTTTACGACATTTAGACCGCATAAAGGAACTGTTTAAAAAGGATCCAGATGAAGAGTTTGAGCAGCGTTTGGAATCATTGAGCAAAGGTAAAACAAAAGGCATTATTTATTATGCGGCTGGGATAAAGAAAGACAGCCATGAAAGAAAATTCCGTGAGTTGGAATATCATGAAAGAAAAGCAGTACGTAAAGCGGCGTTGGATTTATGGGTTGATTTAAATTCAATCCCGAAAGACTTGTTATAAATAAATCGCATTTTAACGAGTGATTAAATAAGGCGTATTTACTGCGTCGGGCTTCCTATTATCTAAAATAAGGCCATACAACATGACAGAACAAAAAAACAACACTGCGCATATTACCATTTCATATTTGCGTGCTTTCATAAGTAGCAGTCCAGCTATCGCTTTATCAATGCTGACAAGAGAAAGAGCGCTTACCGATCTTGCGCAACTAGAGGGTATGTTAAATAGTCAATCGGCCTCTATTAGCGCACTGAAAGAGCAGGTAAAAATTGCGTCTGGCGCTGCAATGAAAGCATCGGGCTATTTAGATTCAATAATAGCAGCGATTGAAACGACAACACACGGTAAAAACTGCGCTGCCAATTACGCAGACGAGACTGCTTTCAATGTTATTTCAGCTATCCATAAAACTGAATCAGCCTATAGAGAAGCCTTGCGCACAGCGGAAGCATTCCAAAAGACAAGATTAAAAGTGGAACCTACCAGCGATCTATTCGATGCCTATTCATATGCATATTTTACCCATTACGCTCCCTCTCCTGGTATTTATGGACTTACCTCCCGTCGCTCAGGGAAGGCCACTTACGCGCAATATATGACAATTTCATCTGAAATCATTGATGAAGCTATCCGCGCCTCAAAAATACATCCCAAATGGCCGACTGATGTAGTTCACGCTGTCTCTATTCTCACCGAGGAATCAGGCGAGTTAATGAAAGCGGCTATTGAATACCATTATAACAATGGCGATATAGAAGCCGTCCGCGAGGAGGCTATCCAGACGGGTGCAATGGCTTTGCGTGTATTGATGAATATCGATAAATACAACCGTCCGTCTGACAAAAAATAAACACATATCCCTTTGGCGCATTGCGTTAGAGGGAGTTAATTTTTTAGGGGTGTGAAATGAAAAATAATAAATTAGCTAAAGCCATTGAAGCATTTATTGCCGCAGTGAAAAAAACTGGCTTTAAAATCTATCAGGCTTTATACCGCTACGGCGCACATAATCGTGCTAACAGATGGTTGAAGCGTAATTATCTTATTCTGGATACAGAAACAACGGGCCTTGGTAAGGATGCTGAAATAATTGAAATCAGTATCATTGATTGTACTGGAAAGATATTACTGGATACGCTTGTTAAGCCATTAAAAGCCATTCCCGCAGAGGTAACCGCCATTCATGGAATTACTAATGAAATGGTGGCTGATGCACCAACGTGGCGAGATATTCATTGGCAATTCATGGTGCTAACCAATGACCGGACTTTACTTATTTACAATGCGTCATTTGACTCTCGTTTAATTTTTCAAACGGCGGCTGCTAATAATTGCCCGGTGCCAGAGAAAAAATATATTTTTGATGCTGAGTGCGTCATGGAGAGTTACGCCGAATATTACGGCCAGTGGGATCAGAAGCGGAATAAGTTTAAGTGGCAAAGGTTGAGTCATGCAGCCGAGCAACAAGGCGTTGTTATTGATGGAACGCCGCACCGCGCGCTTGCCGATTGTAAAACGACGCTAGGTGTCATTCGCGCTATGGCGGGGGTGAAGTCATGAAGCGCATTTTCTCCCCGCTGAAATGGGCCGGTTCCAAAGGCCGCATTATGCCAACCTTGCGCCAACATCTGCCCGCAGGAAAGCGTCTGGTCGAGCCGTTCGCCGGTTCCTGCTCCGTTATGCTGAATACTGATTATGACGAGTATCTTATTGCTGACATTAACGGCGATTTGATTAATTTTCATCAGCAATTACAGCGGGATTGCGAGAGCATTATTGTTCTTGCAAAAGAGCTTTTCAGGTTGGATAACAGTGAAGCTAATTATTATTTGAATCGTCAATATTTCAATGAACGCGAGTTAAGTGATGAATCCCGCGCCGCGCTGTTTTTATATTTAAACCGTCATTGTCATGGCGGTATTTGCCGTTATAACCAAAAAGGTGAATTCAACGTTCCCTACGGAAGATATAAAGCGCCCTATTTCCCCGAAGTTGAGATCCGCCATTTCGCTGAAAAAGCCCAAAAAGCCACGTTTGTATGCTGTGACTTTTCCGAAGCGCTCACCATGACTGTACCGGGCGACGTGGTTTATTGCGATCCGCCTTACATCCCGACTTCTGCGACCGCAGATTTTACCCATTATCATACTGGCGGATTTGACCTCAATGACCAATATCAGCTAGTTGAGATGCTGGCTTGGGCGGCGGCTAGAGGTTGCTGCGTTATCGCATCTAATAGCGACACGCCAATCGCCCGCGATCTTTACAGTCTCTTTGATATTCATGGTATTACCGCCCCTCGCTCTGCGAGTTGTAAATCTGATGGCCGTAAGGCGGTAGGTGAAATTATTGCGATAAGCCCATCACCTCGCTTATGGGCTGTATTTGATCCCGCCGGCGGGCCGGATTCAACAGTGATGATTGAAATTTCATTCCTCAATACGTGGCAGATTTAGCGTGAGTGATATTTCACTCGGCCGCAAAGAACCCACCCCATCGCTACCTTATCCGGGTAGCGATGCCTCGCCCGTTGAGTGGGCTTATTGGTGGAATGCCCAGCGTATACCCGCCATTGGTGGCCCGGATTATTTAGTCAGAGGAAAGTACGAGGAAACAGAGGAGCAAATCGCCGCGCTGGTTGATGCGCAAAATCTGTTATCAAAACAGCCTAAAATCGTTCAGCGTGGTATCAGATACCACCTGAATAAGCTGGAAAAAACTCAAGGTATTCAGCGAGCTAATACGCACTTAACAAAGAACTTTGTCGAGCGCGTATTGCCACGCCTGAATAGGGTCAATGACCAATACTTAATATCCGCCGACGCTAACGATACCGCGCCTTTCGCCTACCGTTTCAATCAGTTGCCCGATCATGGCCGAGCTGATATTGAGGTATTGGCGAAAGATATCGCCTTGTTATTTAAGCGCGAACTCGGAATTGTTGATGATGAAGTTAACGGCAAGTCAGAGTTAATTATTGCTTTGGCTCTCTATGCCCGCGCGTCTGCGCTCACTCGTGCTTTTCGCCAGTCGGTGCCGGGTTGGGATGCTTATCAAGCTGATCGCGATAATCTAACGATCAACCAATTCGCTTCTTTTATCGCCAAAATGAAATCAGAAAGTTGGTGGACTCGCTGCCTACGTCGCCACAGTGACAAGTGGAAAGAGCATCTACATATTGCGCTCGGCAATGTCAGCAAAAAAGCCTCGCCCTATTCCAGTATTGGAACCGTGAGTGATTGGCGCGAGCAGAAGCGCCGCACGCGCGAGTTTCTCAAATCAATGGAGTTAGAGGACGAAAAAGGCAACCGTATTTCTCTGATCGATAAGTACGATCATAGCGTGGCTAATCCGGCCATTCGTCGCTGTGAACTGATGGCCCGCATTCGTGGGTTTGAGGATATTTGCATTGAGCTGGGCTACGTTGGTGAATTCTATACGCTGACCGCCCCGTCTAAATACCATGCCACCAATAAGCACGGACACCGTAACCGCAAATGGTGCGGCGCTGATCCGGCAAGAACCCAGCGTTATTTGCGCGGGGTGTGGAGTCGGGTTAGGGCTAAATTGCATCGGGAAGATATTCGCGTGTTCGGTATTCGTGTTGCCGAGCCGCACCATGACGGCACTCCACACTGGCATATGTTGCTGTTTATGCTGCCTGAATCGGTGGATCAAGTGCGCAAGGTGTTGCGTGATTATGCCAGTGAAGAGGATGAAGATGAGCTTTACAGCGCAAGGGCCAGAAAGGCCCGTTTCCATACTGAAGCCATTGATCCGGAGAAAGGCAGCGCAACGGGCTACATCGCTAAATACATTTCGAAAAATATCGACGGTTTCGCGCTGGACGGTGAAACCGACGATGAAACCGACAAGCCCCTGAAGGAAGTGGCCCCCGCTGTATCTGCATGGGCCAGCCGCTGGCGTATTCGTCAGTTCCAGTTTATCGGCGGCGCACCGGTTACCGTTTACCGTGAACTGCGCAAGATGTCAGACCATGAAACCGCGATGGGTTTAAGCGTGGAATTTGCCGCTGTTCATGATGCTGCCGATTATGGCCGCTGGGCTGAGTACGTTAATGCTCAAGGCGGTCCGTTTGTCCGCCGTGAAAATTTGATTGCCCGCACCTATTACGAAACATCAGAAACCACCAATGAATATTTTGAAGATGTGATCCGCATTCGTGGCGTGTTCTCGCCACCGGTGGGGATAGACACGCCCATTATCACTCGCACTACAGAGTGGAAGATTGTCAAAGCCCGCGCCCTTGACCTGTCCGTTGATTTGGTCGTTGACCTTAAGGGCGCGTCTGCGCCCTCTCGGAGTTCTGTCAATAACTGTACGGGGGTTCAAAAAATAGTCACTCCGCCAGCGGTCATTGAACCACCTCCACCGCCAGAAAATATCTGTTTTGAGGCATTAACCGCTAAAGAACGGCGGCAAATGCTTAAGCGGGTACGCAGCGAACCCGTTAAACGCCGCACTGAAACGAAAGAATCCCGCCTACCCACTCAGGGCGAAATCATGCTGGCCGCTAAACCGGGTGAGAAAGAGCAAAAAATCAAAGAGTTTGCTGCATCAATGGGCATTTATTTGAATGACAACATTCTGAAATCAATGGCAAAAGGCGCGTCGGTATCTGTTGAGGGGGTGACGTATCGCGCGGGGATTGATGGCGCGTTGTATCGCGTGCGGCATTCGGCGGTAACCACTGAAGGACTTCAGGCGCGTATTGAACGCCTGCGGGCGCAGCAGATACCGGCTGTTATTCGTTTGATTGGTGATCACCAGCGTAAGCAAAAGAAAGACGAGGAAGAAAGTAGTGACGATAAGACCGTTTGGATCGGGCCGATTGCTTGGTGAGTTGCGTCGGGCACAGTTGTTTTTTTGGAGACTTGAAATGATCAAAGCAGATATTCAGTTTTTATTTGATGAAGAAATGGAACGCCGCAGGGTTGAAATGGTAGCTGTTAGAGCTGACTGTTTCGCCTATAGCTATCTTGCTACAAGGTCAGTCTTTGGGGGCTTTAAAAACCAAACTCTAAAGTTTCATGAGAGTGGCACTGTCGATGTTTTCGCAAGAATCGAATGGCTTCACCGGATTGCAGCCTTAAAAACATTTAAAGAAGACGAGGGAGGCTATAAGCATTTCACCTCAAAAATAGAAATTATTGGCTTGGGTCGATGGAATGCAAACCGATTTATACGGATTAAATTTTAAGAGGTGGCTGATTATGACAACAGCAAGTGAACGTAAACGCGCCCAGCGCCAGCGTGATAAAGAGTTAGGCATCACCGAGCTAGTCTTACGTATAGATACCGCAGAAATGGCAATGCTTTTGGAGGGCTGCGAACAGCGCCGTATTGCTCGTGGGCCTTATGAACGGGCCGAGTATTTGATCGGCTTGCTCCGCCAGGACAATAAATTGCTACACAAACAGCTTGCTGAGTTGAAGAAAGACAGTTGCAAGCGGTGCGGTGATACATTACCGGGTGATAGGGATGGTTGTTGTTTTCAAGGTGATACGGCGTGTTGGCAGACGCAGGGATATAAGAAACTGATGTTGGATACCCTATAGCGCGGGTGCTGATAGTGCACCACGGCAATATTGCACAAGTCACTTAAATGAATACATATGCGTGAAATTGAATAAAATACACGCACCCATCAATTTACTCTCAAAATCACCCCACACCAAAGCGCCTCCACGCCACGTAGAGAGGCGCTTTTTTCATTTCACCTACAATGATGTACTTTTTATATCGAAAGACTAGGGCTGCGCATGGCCGTTTTTGGGGGTGATTTTGAACCCATACGAGAATGGATGCGGGGGCCAACCGCACCCCGTTCCGCGCGCCCCCCCGCCCGCGCTTTGCAATGACTAGATATTCACTTTTCATGCAGTTAGAAAGAGGCTGAAAAGCCAGTATTGGCGCGGCTTAGATAATGATTAGGGAGTGAATATAATTATGCGGATTGTTGCGCTTTGAATTTGCAGGGTTGCAGTGGTCAGTTTACTAAACAATTTGGGCAATTATCACTGATTTTCGAGGTGGCCGTTGCGGCTTGCTCTTTTAAAATCGTGACACGGCACAGAAATAAAATCAATGAGCTTGTGACGTGTCACAGAGAAATATTTCTTGCTGATGTGTCATCTACTTTTAAAGGTTTTTTTGAGTGAAGCTGTTTTTTACTGCTAAAACGCTAAACGTATAAATGCATAAGCCACCTCAAAAAGGTGGCCTATGCATACTCTAACTTTTCGTCTTTAAGGCTTATATTTTTCTATGAAAGATATTTTTATCTGTAAAGCGTTTGTTATCGAATCCCACACACTAGTGTCTGCTTTTTTCTTGATACCTAAAGTTTCATACTTTTTTTTTCGTATCAGCATGCCAGCACTAGGTGGCTTGCTGATTTTGGTTTGCTGAAAAAATGGTAGAATCTCATTTATTTCATCAAGTAATGCATCCATTTCTGGGGATTCGGTCATGCTTAGCGCTGATATCTCATTCAATCTTACGAGCATTGCTTCTTTGTTGGGCATAATGGTTTCTCTTTTTATTTGTAAGGGCCCATCATAGCATAGATTTAGATCGCTTTTAGCAATTAGTGCTATATCTTATCTTTTATGGTTTTTTTTATTGACTTAATCTATTCCTTTGAAAGCAACTCATACGCCTTAAACCTCACCACTTCCTCCCCTACCCAATCATTGATCTCCATCAGCCGCTCCTGCAAGGGGGCCAGTTCGTTAATGGCGAATACCCGTGCGGCTTTCTCTACATCACCGAAGCCGCCGGTGTTGTTGGGTAAAATACCCATCAATTGGGGCGGTACCCGTTGCATAGCGAGCTGGTCGTCGCGGGTGACATTCTTAATGCTGGCAAATTCATCCTTGGCGGCAACCTCTGCAAGTGGGATCACCTGTATGCCGTCCTTTTTACCGGCCGGGGCATACATAAACAAATTGCGGAAATTGCCCGGCCCTTTGGATTCTTTCAGCGCCTTACGTAAGGCGTCGATATCCTCCTGTTTATGGGCGGCGTCGTTCATATACAGAATAAATCCGGCATGACTGCCATTTAGATAATATTTACGGCGAAATAGCGTTGCGGCCTCATTAAGCCAGGTCGAGTTTAGCGAGGCGAGGTATTCAGGAACGCCGTAGATCTCCTGATTAATATCCGGGTCTAGCAGGTGAAAAACGCTATTGGCTTCAAACGGGTGTGGGTTGGCATAGGATGAGACATACCAATAGGTGTCCGCCTCCACGCCGCGGCGGGTGTATTTTGCTGGGCTGGGTACCAGTTTCATGATGCCGCCCAACCGGTTATAGCGGGCTTCTAAAAACGAGTTGGCGAATACCAAAAAATCCAGCGCATAACGGCTAAAATCCTGTTTCGAGAGTAATCGGTGCGGCTCAAACAGACTAACCAGTACATTACGTTTCATGTAGATAGGTGAGCTGTGATGCACCGCCGCACGAAATGACTTAGCCAGACCGTTGAATGACACCGGCGGCTCATACCAGCGATCCATCACGGCACATTCCAAATAATCCAGAATATCGCGCCGATCCATCATTGGGATCGGGTCGTCAAAAGTAAACGCCTCAGCCTGTGCGGTACTATTGCCCGCCATAGCTGTTGTCACCTTGGCCGAGCGGGTTTTCCTGTTGCGTTTACTCATCAATATATCTCCATCACACTGGTGTTATTGCTGTTAATGCCCTCAAGAGGCTCATGGAATAAGGCGTGCATAATGGCCCAAGCCACGTCGCCGTGACTGACGCCTTCAGATCTGCTGGTAACAAAAGTGGCGTTTCGCCCAGTGGCGGTCATGGTTTTGCGGATAGACATAAATGCGGTGGCGATATCAATGCAGCCCGCATCAAACTCCAGACGGCCGCCATGAATGATATTTTTTGCCTTATAAATGAGGTCGGCTTTCATTTCCAGGCTGTAGTGAATGGCGTTCACTGCCGGGAAGAATTGCCGTACTAATTGCGTCACGGAACGGCCCAGACCGGTATCATCAATGCCGATATAGGTGACGTTATAGCGCTCAGTGATCTTTTTGATATTGCTGGCTTGATCGGCAAAATCCATCCCTTTCCACTGGTGGCGCTCCAATACCCTGAACTTACCGCCCGCCACCACTGGCGGTGCAATGACGGCGCAACCCGCACTATCGCCGGTGCTGGCCGGGTCGTAGCCAATCCACACCGGCCTATCACCAAATGGGCGTAGCGCCAGCAATTTGACGTCTGTCCATTTTTCCCAGCTATCCACCATGCAGCGCTGCATTTCTGCAAGTTTGAACGTGGAAGCGTTATCGTCAATGAAGCCGCACATAAACAGGTTTTCAAAATCTTGATCGCTGTTTTCATTACGTAATTCATCAATATCAAACAGGTCGCAGCCACCTTTCAGTGCATCCTCAATAGTGACAATCTGGCGGTACTGCTTATCCTCACATAACCGGCCTCCGGCCAGCCGTGGGTAGCTGACATCAATTTCAATGCGTTTATCTTTGGCTTTACCTTTGTTAAACAGCGTGCCCGCCCAGAACGGATAAGCCTCATGTGAGGTGCTGGACGGAGTAGAAAAATAGGTATAGCGGTATCTTTTCTGCGATGCCATGCCCGATGCGGCTCGGCGCAATTTTTGAAAGCCGGGTATCCAAAAATATTCATCCAGATAGAGATTGCCGGGGCGGCCCTGTGCGGTGCTGGCGTTGGTACCGAGAAAGTGCATTTCCGCGCCATTGGGTAAAATAATCACCTCACCACGCAAATCAACATCCACCTGGCGCGCCGCCGCGACAATATAGTTTTTAAACTGATGCGCCTGCGCTTTGGAGGCGGAAACAAACATCTGGTTGCGGCCAGTGTCGAGGGCATCAAGCAGCGCTTCCCATGAGAAAAAGTAGGTTGCACCGACTTGACGGGATTTTAAGAAGTTACGAATACGGAAGTCAGGCGATAAACCGGCTTCATACCAGTTGCGCTGATAGTCGAACATGGATTCATTGAAAATATCTTTCAGCTTGGCAACCTGCGCCTCACTGAATACATTTTTCTGGGGTGCCTTACGTGTTCCGCTGTTGCGCTTCTCAATGTTAGGGTTGAGATCGGCCTCATTGCCGCCATCATTGTATTTACCGATCCGGGCGTGGCGTTCAGCTTGCCGGCCCAGCAAATCAATCTCTTTGTAGTCTTTGGGTTCCTTGGCTGATTTCATGACAAGTCGGCAATATTCCGCTGCCGTGGTCAGTTGCATCTGATCCAATGGCCCGTAAGCGTCCCACTTGTCGCGGCGCTTCCAACTGTGTACCGTGACGGCTTTCTCACCGATCATTTCCGCAATCCGGGCAATACGCAGCCCTTGCCAATACAGATACATGGCTTGACGGCGGGGATCTAAATCGGCATTGATAGAAACGCTTTCCATGTGAAATAGCCTGCTTTATTACTTAATTGCAGCAAGGCTACCTATCTGCACCTCCCCCATCCTGCATTACACCTTGTGCCAGCCATAGCACAAGAGCGCCTGATTGTTCCGTTGGTCGCCGGTCGCCAACATAGGTCACTACTATCGAATCAGACCGGAATCAATCACATGCCAATATCTAAGTTTTTCCGTGCCGTGGTGGAGGGAGCGACCAGTGATGGCCGCCATGTTCCCCGCGCACACATCATTGAAATGGCCGAAAGCTACAACCCGGCATTTCGTGGCTCGCGTGCCAATCTGGAACATATCAAGAGCGTTTTGCCTGATAGTCAGTTCCGCGCCTATGGCGATATCACAGCAGCTAAATATGAAGAGATCAGTGACGGGCCACTGAAAGGCAAATTAGCGCTGCTTGTCCAAGTGGATGCCACTGACGATTTGGTGAAACTGCGTCAGGCGCGGCAAAAGGTCTACTCCAGCATTGAATATATTGAGAAATTCGCGGATACCGGCAAAGCCTATCTGACCGGCATTGGTTTTACTGACACTCCCGCCTCACTAGGTGCTGAAATGCTGACATTCTGTGCGCAAAGCGAACATAGCCCGCTGGCATCACGCAAAAGTCAGTCTGACGCCATTTTTACCGAAGCTACCGAAATCAATCTGGAATTCGAAACCGAGCAAGAACCTAAAACCAACCTGCTTACCACCATTAAAACCCTGTTTACCAAAAAGCAAACCGGTGATGACGCACGTTTTAACGATGTGCATCAGGCGGTTGAATTAGTCGCGCAGCAAGTTGAGGGGAAATTGTCGGCTATCAGCACCTTGGAGCGGTCCTTTACGGAGCTTAAAACTGCCAATGATGCGACCAAACAGGAACTTGATGAGCTGAAAATCACGCTCAGCAAAACAGATCGCGACTTCTCTCAACGCGAAAAATCAACCGGCAATGACAGCGCCATTCTGACTGATTGCTAGGTCATTCCGCTTGCTACGTTAAGGAATTAATTTCACATGAAAAAAGCCACCCGATTTCAGTACAACCAGTTTTTGCAGCAGGTCGCCCGGCTGAACCATTTGGACAATAAAGACGACATTGCCGCGAAATTCACCGTTGAACCATCGATTGCGCAAAAACTGGAAACCAAACAGCAAGAAAGCAGCGCCTTTCTGTTAAAAATCAACATGTATCCAGTGGATGAAAAAGAGGGTGAAAAAGTTGGTTTAAGTATTGACCGCCCGATTGCCAGCACCACAGATACCACGCAGAAAGAACGTGAAGCATCAGACCCTAGCGGTCTGGATGGGACAAAATACAACTGTACCCAGACTAACTTTGATACCGCGCTGCCTTATATCAAATTGGATATGTGGGCTAAATTCCCTGATTTTCAAACTCGCATCCGTGATGCCATTGTGAAACGCCAGGCACTGGATCGCATCATGATCGGCTTTAACGGTATCAAGCGGGTAAAAACCTCTGATCATACCGTTAATAAGCTATTGCAAGATGTCAACCGGGGCTGGCTGCAAAGCATTCGTGATGATGCGCCGGGCCAGATGATGGATAAGATTGTTGATGATAAAGGCGATGTTATCTCGCCTAAAATCCGCATCGGCAAAGGCGGGGATTTCAATAATCTGGATGCGCTGGTGATGGCTGCAACCGATGAACTGATCGAGCCCTGGTTCCAGGAAGATACCGAGCTTGTCGCGATTACCGGCCGCCAGTTACTGGCCGACAAATATTTTCCTATCGTCAACCAATCACAGCCGAACACAGAAGCGCTGGCCGCTGACTTGATTATCAGTCAGAAGCGTATCGGTGGTCTGCCCGCAGTACGTGCGCCGTCTTTCCCGCCTGATGCCATTTTTATCACCCGGCTAGATAACCTGTCTATTTACTGGCAGGACGGCACCCGCAGGCGCTCAATCATCGACAACCCACGCCGTGACCGTATTGAAAACTTTGAATCGGTTAACGAGGCCTACGTGGTTGAAGATTTTGGCTGTGTGGCCCTGATTGAAAACATTGAGTTCGGTGATTTTTCCGTCCCAGCAGAGGGTTAATCCATTATGAGCAACCCCGTTCGCCGCCATCGGCTATTTGTCGCGGCTCAGCAATCATCATCACTGAGTGAGGCGGCAAGCCTCAGCCATGCCAGCAACTACGAGCTGTTGTTGTTCAAACTGCAACAGGATATGGCCCAATTGAGCCTTATCGAGTCAATCAGCCGCAAGGCCGAGGTTAAGCAAGGCATGTTACCCACATACCAACCCTGGGTCGCCGGTGTGTTGGCAAAAGGCAGTGGCGAACAGGACGATATTCTGATGCGCATGTTGATTTGGCATCTTGACGTTGGCGATATCCGCAACGCATTAGATATCGCGGAGTATGCCGTCCAGCATGGCTTGGTGACTCCAGACAGCTTTAAGCGCACCACCGCGTGCCTGATTGGCGATGAAGTCGCCGCCATTGCACGGCAAACCTTGACCGATGAAAAACCGCTGGATACCCCGCAGCTATTGCGCGCCCAGCAAATGTTAACCGGTCAGGATATGCCGGATGTCGTCAGCGCCCGCCTGCATAAGTTTGTCGGCTATGCCCTGCGTCAGGACGGCGACAACGTTCTCGCACTGGCAAACCTGAAAACGGCGCTGCAACTGGACGATAACAGCGGTGTGAAAACCGATATCAAGAATCTTGAGAAGCTGATTAAAGCGTCTTAGAGAAAATTCGATTAGGCGTGATTGTTGCAGGCAGTTTGGACGCGGACAGCGCGGAGCAACCGGAGCGTACACGCAGTACGTGAGGATTGCGAGCACTGCCCAAGTCCAAAATGGCAAATAAAATAGCCTAATCACCCAAACGCCCCGGCGAGGGCGGCACGCTGGCTAACCCAGAATATTTATTACTCTGGCAAAGCCACCGTTCACCGCCCGTTTATTTTTGGAGTGTCGGCATGGAAATTGTCATTAACACCAATCAGACACCAGAAGCGCCAGCGCCCGTGGAACCAGCGGAAAACACAGTCATTAAAAATGACAGTTTCTGGCCTGATATCGACCTGAAACAGTACCGCGAAGAATCACGTCAGGACGGCACCATCACGCAGCCGCGTGTTATTGAAGCGGCATTGTTTGCCATCAATGAAGTGAATGATCGGCTGGCAATCTGGCGCTTAACCCAGCAAAAACAGGGTTATCTGTCAGCGGCTGAGGTACCGGTGGAAAAACTGAACGAGGAGAGCACTCGCATTCAGTTGTACCGCACCGCGGTGTTTTGCCTGATGCAAGCCCGTCTAACTGATCGTTTTCGCGGTTTTGATACCACCGGCACGGGCGGCAAGCGGGCCGATTCACTGGAACCCACTATTGATAATTTGCGCCGTGATGCTGCGTGGGCAATTAACGATATTCAGGCGATCAACCGCATGACGGTTGAGCTGATTTAATGCGCATTCTGGCTCAGCAGTACGACACCGTTGACGCCATGTGTTGGCGCTACTACGGCCGCACCGAGGGTGTAACTGAAAAAGTGTTGGCCGCCAATCCGGGTTTAGCCGATATCGGCCCGGTTTTACCGCACGGTTACCCGGTGGAAATGCCAGAAGTCGCCGCCGCCATCACTGCGCAAACCGTGCAACTTTGGGACTAACTACACAATCCCCATAGGGGGTAACGGATATGAAAATGCCAGACAAAGATCCGGGTTGGATGGGTGCATTACTGGCCTTTTACTCTGCCTACTCAACCGCGATAAACGGTTTTCTTATCGCTTTTATTGTGGCATTTCGCCGCGTGGTATGGGGCGGCGGTAAGTTACGTGAAGGGATTGGCGAGGGGGTCGTATGTGGGCTGGTCGGTGTCAATATCGGTCCGGTCATTTCCCCTGTGTTGATCCGCATGATTGATGCTATTCCCTGGCTAAACGGCGCATTAACCGAGGTCGCCGCCGGGAAAATAGAAATTTTTATCAGTTGTTTGATCGGTCTGATTGGCTTGCAGGCTATCCGCGAGCTGGTATTCAAAATCATCAATAAAAAGGCAGGAACCACTGATGTTAACCAATAAATTTATTCTCGGCAAAGCCAGCGAAAGTAATCTGATCGGCGTACATCCTGATTTGGTTAAAGTGGTGCGCCGCGCGCTGGAACTGACTCCGCTTGATTTTAAAGTGATTGAGGGCTGTCGCACGCTGGAACGCCAGCGCGAACTGGTCAAAGTCGGAGCCAGCCAAACCTTAAACAGCCGCCACTTAACCGGCCATGCGGTAGATATTGTACCGCTGCCATGCGGTAAGGTCAGTTGGGAGTGGAAATATTTTTATCCAATGGCTGACGCAATGAAACAGGCCGCTGCCGAGCTGAGGATCGCCGTGGAATGGGGCGGTAACTGGACCACCTTTAAAGACGGCCCACATTTTCAATTGCCCGCCCGTCAATATCCGAGCTGACACCATGCCACTCTTCAACACCGCTCCGCTCGCATGGGCGATTGCCGCCGCCTTACTGCTTGCCGGTGGCGTACAGACTTACCGTTTGTCTGAGGCTCGGCAAGTGATGATTGACCAGCAAGCGGCCGAGGTGGCCAGCAAAAACGGCCAACTTATTGCGCTGGCACTGACCGCCAATGCCAATAATCAGGCACAGGCCCAATTACGGCAACAGGTTGCCAGTACGGATCAGTTGTTGGCGCAACGTAATAGCCAAATCAAGAGGTTATACCGTGAAAATGAAACCTTACGCCGCTGGGCTGATACTCCCCTGCCTGATGATATTATCCGGCTGCGCCAGCGCCCCGCCCTCACCGGGGCCGCAGATTACCGTCAATGGCTGTCCGAGAGTGGCGCAGTGCCAGTTTCCGGCAGCAGGGCCGCAAACTAACGGTGATTTAAACGACGATATTGATCGCCTTGAGGCCGCATTGCACGCTTGCGCGGCACAGGTCGATACCGTCTTTATTTGCCAGCAAGGGGCCGCTGATGCTAAAGCCTGATTCGCTGCGTACCGCCATTTTAAAGGCGGTGCCGTATATCAAGCAAAACCCAGACTGCTTACATGTCTTTATCGATAAAGGGGCGATTATTGCCACGCTGGCCCCGTCACTCTCTTTTGAGTATCAGTACACCTTAAATCTGGTGGTGACTGATTACGCCAGTGATATGGATCTGGTCATTGTCCCGGTCTTGCATTGGTTGCGCACTCATCAGCCAGATATTATGGCGAACCCCGACAAACGTCAGGACAGTTTTACTTTTGAAGTTGATTATCTGGATAACAAAGTGCGCGATATCAGCATTGATATCAAACTCACCGAACGGGTGATCGTTAAAGAGAAAAATGGCAAATTAAGCGTTACTCATCTTGGGGAACCGGTGCCACCAGAGCATTTTATCAACAGCTATCAAATTGATATTGAGGGTAAAACTGTCGCGGAGTGGGTAACGTGAATAACTTGCATGAGCTAGATCAGACCTTATCAACATTATTGGCACAATTGGCCCCACAGGCGCGCGGCGCGTTTATGCGTCAGGTCGCTAAAGAACTACGGCGACGCCAACAAAAGCACATTCAGGCGCAACAGAACCCGGATGGCTCACCCTTTGTTCCGCGTAAGAAAAAGCGCCGCGATAAGCAAGGCCGCATCAAACGCAAGATGTTTACCAAACTGCGCACCGCTCGTTATATCAAAAACGAATCCAACGCCGACGAGGCCGCTGTTGCGTTCAGCGGCAAGGTCAATAATATGGTTAGAGTCCATCATTACGGTTTGCGGGATAAAGTTACAAAGAACGGGCCAACAGTGAAATACGAACGCCGCCAGTTGTTAGGCTTTACTGACGGCGATAGTGAGTGGATTGGGGATCTGGCGTTGGAGTGGCTTGCTAAGTAATTATTATCTATAAGTAATTTATTTTTTTATTATATAAAAAATCATTTTCGTAATTACATATGAAAGAATAAACGCGAGGATGCCCATTTCATAAAATAGTGCTATTAGAATATTCGTGTTCAGAAAATTAAAATAACTGATAGCGTCACCGAACTGGTCGCTTGACAACACAAAAACCAGCACTTCTGGAATAGCCAAGAACAATACAACAAATAAAACAAGAAAAGTCCCAAATTTAGCCAGTCGCATCGTAAAACTCCATTGTAGTATTTAAAATCCATAATTATTACGTATAGTACACGATTATTAACAATCAATGGAGTGCTGTTTAATGAATAATTCCGTTTATTTAAAAGAAAAACTAAATGCAGACAGGGTATTATCACTATCACTAGATCGCGGGATAAAAGGAACCATAAAATCTGCAAAAGGAACAATCGAGAGTGTATATAGTGGTGCTGAAAGAGCCAGTTGGTATACATCCTGTTTCTTTGAAAAGTATGCAAGCGAATGCCAAGAGATAAAATCGGAAGACAAAAGAGTAATGAAGGCAATATCAGAAATATATAAAAGGTCTGATGTTATCTATGACATGATAAAACTTTATATCGATTATGTTCTTGAAAAGAATACACCCCGTGAAAATATGCGCAGTACTACTTATTATTCTGTTAATTTAGGTGCTAAGATTTCAGTTACAACAGCCACTAAGAAGGCAATGGCTTACTCTATAGCTAAAACAGTCTCTGAATCAATATCTATGTCCAATATAGTGAGAACAGAAATAAACAGAAAAGGTTTATTTTTAATCACGAGCATAGATTTGTATGGTAAGGTTCAAAAATCCGCAATGGCAGCAAGAAGATTGCAAATAATTGATCCAGGATACTATAATTCATTGCGCGCCAATAACATAGAGATGTTATACATATATATCGATCCTATCATTTCCAAGGCATCCAGAAGAATACATTCAAATTCAAATTTAACATTTGATGAAGTTGTGAATATACTTAATGATATGGGGCGATAGTGAAAAATATATTCTATAACATATTGTTCTCAACAGTTCCATTTATTGTTATCGTTTTGTTTTCGGTATTTTATTTAGAGTTTTTCCCTAATCATTTTGGCAAACTAACATTACTAACAATAGTAATTGTATTTTTTGTGTCATGTAAAATAATGCCTGATAAATATATTTGAAGTAAAACCTATGAGGTAGCTGTTTTACAGCTACCATTTGAAAACTCCATACAATAACCCGCTATTATTTTCTTATTCTCGCCTTAGATCTCTTGTGCCATCCCTCACACAAAACCCATCACATGCCGCGCGCGCCCGTAGGCGACACACTGGCCGCATGAATATCCTTATTGCTGGCCTTAAACGCCTGTTGGCTAACATTATCCGTATTGGCATCGTCTCAGACGTCGATCTTGCTAACGGATTATGCCGGGTCAAAATGGGCAACCTGGAAACCGATTGGCTTAATTGGTTAACCCTGCGCGCCGGGCGGGTGCGTTTTTGGTCTGCGCCATCGCTGGGTGAGCAAGTCATGGTGATCAGTATCGGTGGTGAGCTCACCACCGGTTTTGTGCTGCCCGCTGTTTTCTCTGATGCCAATCCCGCCCCGTCACAATCCGCCGACGCTATCGTGATCACCTTCCCCGACGGCGCCCGTTTTGAGTACGAGCCAGAAACCAGTCACCTGGCCGTAACCGGAATAGCAACAGCGGTGATTGAGGCTGGCGAATCTATCCATGCTACCGCCCCCAACATTACCTGTACCGCCTCGGTCAAAATCACACTGGACACACCCGAAGTGGAATGCACCAACAACCTGACGACGGCCACCTTAAATGTGAAAAGCGGCGGCCAGATGAGCGGCGACATCAGGCATTCCGGCGGTCAGTTTTCATCTAATGGCGTGATCGTTGATAACCACAGCCACGGCGGTGTTGAGCGCGGTGGCGCTGATACGACAGGGACAAAATGACAACCTATAAATATAGCGGCATGAACCGCAACAGCGGCTTGCAGATCGACGATATTGACCATATTCGCCAGTCAATCAGTGACATTCTGGCCACACCACAAGGCACCCGCGTGATGCGCCGCGATTATGGCTCACTGTTATCAACCTTGATCGACCAGCCGCAAAATCCCGCCCTACGTCTAAAAATGATGGCCGCTGTTTATGGCGCTGTGATGCGTTGGGAGCCGCGCGTTACGCTGAATGCCATCAGTATTACCACGCTGAGCAACGGCAAGATGATTGTTGATTTAACCGGTAGCCGCACCGACAGCGACAGCCGGTTGAGTTTGGCCGTGCCACTAGGAGGTTAATAATGCCGACCATCGACTTAAGTCAGTTACCGGCACCACGGGTGATTGAATCACTGGATTTTGAAAGCCTGCTTGCATTGCGTAAAGAAGATTTTATTGCCTTATATCCGTCCGATCAGCACGCCGCGGTGAGATTAACGCTGTCATTTGAATCTGAACCCATCGTGAAGTTATTGCAAGAAACCGCTTACCGCGAGTTGCTGTTGCGCCAGCGAGTGAATGAAGGGGCGCAAGCGGTGATGGTGGCCTACGCAAATGGCAGTGATTTAGACCACCTCGGCGCAAACAATGGCATTGAGCGACTGACCATCACCTCGGCCAATCCAGACGCCATCCCGCCCACTGCCGCCGCGATGGAGTCTGACGACGATTTCCGGGTACGCATCCCGCAAGCCTTTGAGGGCTTGAGCGTCGCCGGGCCAACCGGTGCGTATGAGTATCATGCCCGCAGTGCCGATGGCCGGATTGCTGACGCCTCCGCGATTAGCCCATCCCCCGCTTGCGTTACCGTCACCGTGCTTTCACGTGAGGGAAATGGTACCGCGACACAGTATTTATTGGATAAGGTTTTCTCGGCACTAAACGATGAGAACGTGCGCCCGGTAGCTGACCGCTTAACCGTCAATTCTGCCACCATCGTGGAGTATCAGATTGACGCCACGCTCTATTTTTATCCGGGGCCGGAAGCTGAGCCAATCCGCGCCGCAGCCGAAGCCCGATTACAAAGCTATATCAGCACCCAGCGCCGCTTAGGGCGTGATATTCGTCTGTCAGCTATTTATGCCGCGCTGCATGTTGAAGGTGTGCAGCGGGTAGAGCTGATCGCGCCGCTGATTGATGTGGTATTAGACAAAACGCAAGCCGCTCACTGCATTGGTTATACCTTGACGGCGGGCGGCTCCGATGAATAAACGCTTATTACCGGTTGGCTCTACCCCACTGGAGATCGCCGCCGCACAAGCCTGTGCGCGCATGGCTGACATTGACGTACCGCTGCGCAAATTGTGGAATGCCGACACCTGTCCGTTGGAATTGCTGCCTTATCTGGCCTGGGCGTGGTCAGTGGATCGCTGGGATGAGCTTTGGCCGGAAGCGACCAAGCGCGCGGTGGTTAACGCCTCTTACGTCGTCCATAAACACAAAGGCACTATTGGCGCTATTCGCCGCGTTGTGGAGCCGCTCGGCTATCTCATCAATGTGATCGAGTGGTGGAAGACTAACGAAACGCCCGGCACTTTTCGCCTGGACGTTGGCGTATTGGAAACCGGCATTACCGATGAAATGTATTTTGAGCTTGAGCGGCTGATAGACGACGCCAAACCATGTAGCCGTCACCTGGTCGGCCTGTCTATTAATCTGGATGTCAATGGCGCGATCCCTGTGAGTGTCGCCAGCTATGACGGTGACGAATTAACTGTTTACCCCTATTTACCCGAAGTGATTACCGTGACCGGCCAATGCTATACCGCCGGTGTTGTACATTTGATTGATGAAATGAGAGTGAGCCTATGACCGCTAAATTTTATGCCTTAATGACCAATCTGGGGGCGGCCAAACTGGCGAATGCAACAGCCCTCGGTACCCAGTTACAGATTACACACATGGCGGTTGGGGACGGTGGCGGTGTGCTCCCCACGCCGAACCCGGCACAGACTCAGCTTATTGGCGAAAAGCGCCATGCTGCCCTGAATTCGTTAAGTATTGATGAGGTCAACAGCAGTCAAATTATCGCGGAACAGGTTATTCCTGAAACGGACGGCGGTTGGTGGATACGTGAAATTGGCCTGTTTGATAAAGACGGTATTCTTATCGCCATTGCCAACTGCCCGGAGACCTACAAGCCGCAGTTGCAGGAGGGCAGTGGTCGCACACAGACGGTGCGCATGGTGCTGATTGTCAGTAGCACCGAGGCAGTCACGTTAAAAATTGATCCGTCTGTAGTGCTGGCAACGCGGAAATATGCAGACGACAAAGCAATTGAGGTTAGGCAGTATGCCGATAAGTTACTGTCTGACCACGTCGCTGCGACAGATCCTCACGACCAGTATTTACGTGCCGCCGACAATCTTGCGGGCGTGAACAATAAGTCTCAAGGTCGAAAAAATATGGGGTTGGGCAAACTTGCAGAAAAGGACGAACTGACATTCTCTGATGTGGGTGCCGCGTCAGCCAATGATGTCGTATCACGTACACGGGGAGGCACATTTGATAAATCATTGCACGTTCATGACACACTGAGCGCAGGTAATATCAAATCAGAAACCAATATTGACGCGGTCGGGGTTGTTACTTCTCGTAATAAAATTGAATGTCGTTCGCCGGGTTCTGATGCCTATTCCGCCGGGTTCCGCTGTTATATTCGTGACTCGGTCACATCAATCACTACAGATTATGTCAATACGCATCCCGAAGGTGGGGAGCAGTGGATGTTCGCGACAAATTACAACTTTGTTACTGGGGGTGTTGATTTCACTACCCGAGGTCATTTTATTTCTAATGGGATAGTGCGTGCGGGAGGGCTTGACGGTGGGTTTATGGATGGCAGTGGAAATATCACCGGGGCGGTGTGGGGGGAAGGGGGTGGGAACCTTTGGGGATTTATTAACAATAAAATCGCGGGTGTGCTGGCACAGTTTGGTAAACGTCACTTTGCTGGTTCGGATTATATCCGTATTCCAGACGTACCGGGCGGGCTGATTGTGCAATGGATGACTGGCCCTGTTTCTGCCAGCGAAAATATCGCTTACCCTGAACTGGCTTTCCCCACCGCCTTTCCTGTTGCGTGTCTAATGGCATTCACGGCCACTCAGGGGAATGACACAATACAAGCCGATGTGATGTTTCAAACATCGCGTTGGAATAACAGCACGGTAAAGGTGTTCCCGCAATGGTTTGGCACTGCACAGCAAAACCTGTGCTATCCACTTATTTTCGCCATTGGCTATTAAGGATAAAAAACATGATCTATTTTTCTGCTACAACGGGCGGTTTTTATCCGCAGGAATGGAAAGAAGAATATCTGGCAACAGGTAGCTGGCCTGATGATGCACTATTGCTCACGAAAAAAGAGCAAACGAAATATTGGAAACACGTTCCAGCCACGGGGAAAATGTTAGGGGTTATGAAAGGCCGTCCGGTCTGGCTGGATATTCCGCCGTTACCTGCGCCTCACGGCGATACCCTCGCCGCACTTGCCCGCCGTCATCGCGATGCTTTTATCAAAACCACGGATTCAATTACTGTAATTGATTATTCAATTGATGATAGCCCGCTAACTGATGCTCAGCGTGCCGAGTTAACCGCTACCCGCGCCGCCTATCGCGCATGGCCCACGGTGGAAAACTGGCCACAGGTTGAGTTGCCGGAACTGCCGCAATGGCTTTTGATTGAAGCGGTCAATCAGGGCTATATTGTTCCCGACTGGCCGCCAGTCGTATAGCCCTGCCCAACAACCCCGCCAGCCGGGGTTTTCTGTTTCTCTGTTGTGCCACCCCTCACACAATCCTCATCACCTGCCCCGCGCGCAGTAATCCGGCATCATAGCGAATGAACGCTTAACCGGAGAAAACCGCATGTCTGCAACCGATTACCACCACGGTGTGCGCGTCATTGAAATTAGCGAAGGCACTCGCCCGATCCGCACTGTCAGTACGGCGGTAGTCGGGATGGTCTGTACTTCCGATGATGCTGACCCCACTCTGTTCCCACTCAATACCCCGGTATTACTCACCGATGTGCTGGCCGCCAGCGGCAAGGCCGGTGAAACCGGCACATTAGCCCATTCACTGGATGCTATCAGCGACCAAACCAAACCACTGACCGTCGTTGTCCGGGTGGCGCAGGGTGACACCGAAGCTGAAACCACGTCCAATATTATTGGCGGAATAACACCGGATGGCCGTTATACCGGCATGAAAGCGCTGTTAGCGGCACAGGGTAAGTTTGACGTCAAGCCCCGTATTTTAGGGGTGCCCGGTCATGACACTCTGGCGGTATCCACTGAGCTACTTTCCATCGCTCAGAGCCTACGTGCCTTTGCCTACATCAGCGCCTATGGTTGCAAAACCAAAGAAGAGGCCATTATCTACCGCGATAATTTCAGTCAGCGCGAAGCGATGGTGATTTGGCCCGATTTCCTCAGTTGGGACACGGTCACTAACGCTGAAACCACCGCTTACGCCACGGCTCGCGCCCTCGGCTTGCGCGCCAAGATTGATAATGATGTTGGCTGGCATAAAACGCTGTCTAACGTCGGGGTGAATGGCGTCACCGGTATCAGTGCGGATGTGTTCTGGGATCTGCAAAACAGCGCCACCGATGCCAATTTACTTAACAGCAAAGACGTCACCACGCTGATCCGCAAAGATGGTTACCGTTTTTGGGGTTCCCGTTCTTGTTCTGACGATCCGTTATTTGCCTTTGAGAACTACACCCGCACCGCACAGGTACTGGCTGACACCCTGGCCGAGGCCCATATGTGGGCTAACGATAAGCCGCTTACCCCGTCACTGGCAAAAGACATTATTGAGGGTATTCGCGCCAAAATGCGCGAGCTGAAATCATTGGGTTATCTGATTGATGGTGACTGCTGGTACGACGACAGCGTAAACGATAAAGACACACTAAAGGCTGGCCGCCTGTTTATTGATTACGACTATACGCCGGTGCCGCCGCTGGAAGATTTAACCCTGCGTCAACGCATTACTGATCGTTATCTGGCTAATTTCGCCGCCGCCGTTAACAGCTAAGGAGCGTAACTATGGCATTACCACGCAAGCTTAAGTTCCTCAATGTGTTCAATGACGGGAACAGCTATCAGGGGGTGGTTGAATCCATCACCTTGCCAAAATTAAACCGCAAATTTGAAGACTTTCGCGGGGGCGGGATGAATGGCAGCGCCAAGGTCGATTTGGGGCTGGCTGATGGGGCGCTGGACGTTGACTGGACGCTGGGCGGTATTGAGTCCGAGATCTACAAGCAATGGGGCGTGACCAAAGTCGATGGCGTGTTACTGCGTTTTGCTGGCTCCTATCAGCGCGACGATACCGGCGAAACCCACGCGGTAGAAATTGTCCTCCGTGGTCGTCATGAGGAAATCGACGGCGGTGACAGCAAACAAGGCGATAACAGCACCACAAAAATCTCCACAAAATGTACTTACTACAAATTGACATGGGATGGCGAAGTGCTGATCGAGATCGACATTGTGAACATGGTCGAAATGGTCAACGGCGTCGATATGCTGGAAGCCCACCGCCGCAACATCGGCCTGTAATATCACGGTGCGGATAACTCCGCGCCTTTACCCCTTATTTATTGGTAACCATTATGAGCAAGATAACCACTGTAGATGCATTACCGTCCGTGCCTGTCGAGACTTCTGCTGATGCCTTTAACGTAGTCACATTAGATGCGCCGATCATGCGAGGTAATACAACAATCACGCAGATCACGGTCAATAAACCCAATACCGGCGCATTGCGCGGTGCCAAATTGCAGGCACTGCTTGATACCGATGTTGATGCGTTGATCCGTGTGCTGCCCCGCGTCACCACCCCTAACCTGACCGTGCCAGAAATCAACAATTTAGAACCAGCCGATATTTACGCGTTATCGCAGGCACTGGCGCTTTTTTTCTTGCCGAACTCGGTGCGGTCAGATTTCCTGACAGCTTAACCGTTGACGATTTGATAGCGGATATTGCGATAACCTTTCACTGGCCGCCCTCCGCTACCGAAGAGATGTCCTTAGGTGAACTTTTAGAGTGGCGACATAAAGCCATTATCCGCAACGGGGGCAGTGATGAGTGATAAGAACCTCCGTTTGCGGGTTTCCTTAAGTGCCATAGATAAAATCACCCGGCCATTTAAATCTATGTTGGCCAGCAATAAAACGCTGGCTGCATCCATCAAAACGACGAAAGACCAGCTTAAGCAACTCAATGGCCAGGCAGCCAAAATTGAGGGTTTTCGTCAGAATAAAGCCGCTGTTGATCGTGCCGCACAGGCGTTGACTGCCGCCCGCGATAAAGCGCGTCAACTCGCCACTGAATTAAAAAACAGCGCAGCGCCCACAACTAAGCAGGCGAGAGAGTTTAAGCGTGCCAGTGAAGAGGCCGCAAAACTCAAGCAAAAGTACAATGACTTACGTACCGCACTCCACACCCAGCGAGCCGCCCTGCAAAATAGCGGCGTTGCCACTAATCGACTGGGACAAGCACAGCGAACCCTTAAAGCCAGCATCACCAGCACCACCGCCGCGCTGGCCGCACAACAACGCCGGTTAGCGCAACAAGCCCAACAACAGCAACGCCTGAATGCCGCCCGCAATCGCTTTGATGCCAGCAATCAGCGCAAAGCGGTAGCCGCCGGGCTGGGTTATACCTCGCTTGCTACCGGCCGCGCCATGGGCCGGGGGATAACCAAAACGTTGGGTGTGGGTTATGAATTTGACGCGATGATGAGCAAAACCCAGGCCGTTACCCGCATTCCGGATAAAAACGCGGAGGATATGCAGGCGATGCGTCACCAGGCCCGTACCCTGCCACTCTCATCCAAGTTTACCGATCTGGAAGTGGCTGAAGGCCAATACTTTCTTGGCCGCACTGGCTATAGCCCGAAACAGGTTATGGGGGCAATGCCCGGTATGCTTAACCTCGCCGCTGCCGGAGGGATTGATCTTGCTACTACTGCCGATATTGCTTCCAATATTCAAACCGCCGCGGGCATCCCTGCAGAAAAGATGGACCATGTTGCGGATGTCCTTACGGCGTTATTCACTCGAAATAACGTCGATATTCCTATGTTGGGCGAGTCTCTTAAATATTCGGCGGGGATAGGTCGTCAATATGGTCAATCGTTAGAAACTACAGCCGCCGCTACCGCAATTATGGGGAGTGCCGGTATTCAGGGCAGCCAAGCAGGTACAACGCTAAAATCGGTTCTTTTAAGAATCGGCACATCAAAAGCTGTTTCTGATTTAGGCGTAAAAACAACCGATAAAAACGGTAACATGCGCGATTTGGTTGATATCCTAAAAGATATTGATAAAAAAACGTCCCAAATGGGCAACATCGAAAGTGGCGCTATTTTTGAAAAGATAGCAGGAAAATATGCCGTTACCGGATTTGGGGAGTTAATGCGAGCAACTTCCAGCGGCAAATTGGAACAGATGCGCGGTAAGCCTGGTGAATATGATGGTGAAGCGGCGCGTGTAGCTTCAACCATGCTGGACAATATGAAGGGCGATATGACCATTCTCCATGCCGCCATGGAGAATATCAGTGTTGAGTTATTTGAGAAGAATAACGACTGGTTACGTTCGGCGGCAAAAGGCATCAGTGAATTTATGCACGGCGTGGCTGAATTCCTTAAGGCCCATCCCGGCGTGAGTACTGCGATTGTAAAAGTGGGTACCGTTGTCGCCATTGCAACCGCCGCATTCGGGGCGCTGGCGATTGCTGCCGTGGGTATTTTAGGCCCCTTCGCCCTGCTCCGTTTCACTACCTCAGTGCTGGGGATCCGCTTATTGCCGCGCTTGTCGTTGAGTCTGTTTCGACTGGCAAGTATCACCCCCATTACAGGTGCGCAAATTGGCAACTTTAGTCGCTCACTGCTCGTGATGTCTCAACAGGGCGGCCGCTCAGCCATCGCCAGTTTAAAAGGGTTGGGTCAAGGTCTGGTGAACGTGGCCCGCTCGCCAGTGAAATCGGCCGTCAGTGGCTTTACGTTACTCGGTAATGGTATTAGCTGGCTGGCTAAATCCCCGCTTAGGTTCCTGCGTTTCGCGCTCGGTGGCCTGGGTAGTATGTTGGGTATCCTGATCAGCCCGATTGGGTTAATTGCCGCGGCTATCGTGGGTGCTGGCTTATTGATTTACAAGTACTGGCAACCGATTAAAGCGTTCCTTGGGGGTGTGGTAGAGGGCTTTATGCAGGCCGCCGCACCGATTAAAGAGGCGCTTAAACCGCTGGGGCCGGTGTTTGACTGGATTGGTGATGCAGTCAAAAACGTGTGGAACTGGTTTAAAAAGTTACTGGAACCGGTGCAATCGACCACGGCCGATTTAAACCGCGCCGCTAATGCCGGTAAGGCCTTTGGCCAGTTTTTGGCTGACGGCATTGGACTGGCCATGATACCGATAAATGCGTTGATCTCATCCATTAAATGGGTACTTGAAAAACTGGATGAAGTAAAGCAACGCTCTGACAAAACCCAGGCACTGGCGCAGGCAAGCCCAGCCACTGCCGCGGGCCCAGGTAACTACGGCGTGGCGTGGAAGCCAGCGCAAACGAAAACCTCCTATATCGAAAGTAAATATACCGGGGCATATGATAACGGCGGCACCATCCCGCTGGGGAAATTTGGTGTGGTAGGTGAATATGGCCCGGAAATCATCAACGGCCCGGCACAGGTCACCAGCCGCCGCAACACCGCCGCTATGGCGGTTGCGGCTTCCATGCTATTCAGTGGCTACCCGGCCAGCGCCGCGCCGCTCCATCCTTACAGTTTACCGGCGGCACAGTACCGCAGTAGCAACGGTCAGACAAATAATCATCAGCAAAATCAAACCAGCCATGCTGCGCCAGTTATCAATATTTACCCGACGCCGCAGCAGGATGCGCAGGATATTGCCCGCGAGGTGGCCCGCCAACTGGCCGCCCACAACCGCAGGGAACAGAGCAAATCAAACCGCAGTTATCAAGACCATGACGACTAAGGAGCAATAACATGATGATGGCACTGGGGATGTTTGTCTTTATGCGGCAAACCACCCCCTATCAAGATTTTCAACATCAGATGGCGTGGCGGCATCCGTCAAATGCCCGTTTTGGTCTCCGCTCATCCAGTCAATTTTTAGGGCCAGATGAAGAATCCATTACCTTATCCGGTGTGTTGTATCCAGAGCTGACCGGCGGCAAGCTTTCATTAATGGCCTTGCAACTGATGGCAGAAACCGGCAAGGCCTGGTCACTGATTGAAGGGAACGGCGCGATCCATGGCATGTTTGTCATTGAGAGCTTGAATCGCACTAAAAGTATTTTTTTCAGTGATGGGTCAGCCCGTAAAATTGAATTTACGCTTAGCTTAAAACGTACCGATGAATCACTAAAAGAGATGTTTGGGGATCTGTCTCAGCAATTTGACGATATCGCCAGCAGCGTATCGAACACCGCCACTGGATTATTATCATGATAAGCATTGATACCGGGCATAACGAACCCGATTATTCTATTTCCGTGGATGGCATAGATAAAACGGGTGGCATTAAAAAGCGCCTGATGTCATTGACGTTAACTGATAACCGGGGCTTTGAAGCCGATCAATTAGATATTGAGTTTGATGACGCGGACGGTAAAGTAGAGTTACCGCGCCGTGGCGCAAAAATAGCGGTATCACTCGGCTGGAAAGGCGCAGCGCTGATCGATAAAGGTACATTTACCGTAGATGAAATAGAACACAGTGGCGCGCCGGATAAGCTGACTGTTCGCGCGCGCAGTGCGGATTTTCGTGAAACGCTCAATATTCGCCGGGATCAGTCTTACCATAAGACCACTATTGGCGGGATAATTAAAACCGTTGCCGAGCGAAATAAACTCGCCCCAACATTAAATAAAACCATGTCAGATTTAGCCGTTGATCATATTGACCAGACCAACGAATCAGACGGTAATTTTATTACCCGACTGGCGAAACAATATGGCGCTATTGCCGCTGTGAAAAATGGCAATCTGTTATTTATCCGTCAGGGCCAGGCTAAAACCGCCAGCGGTAAACCCATTCCGGCCATGACTATTATTCGTGGTCTGGGCGACGGCCATCAGTTTAGTATGGCTGACCGGGGCGCTTATACCGGCGTTGTCGCCAACTGGCTGAATACTCGCACCACTGAAAAGCCCGTGGTTAAGGTCAAGCGAAAACGCAAACGTAAGGCGACCACTGCCGCCAAGCCCAAAGAGCCCGAAGAGAAACAGGGCGAATATCTGATCGGTACTGATGAGAATGTGCTGATCTTACGCACCACTTACGCCAGTAAAAACAATGCACAGCGGGCGGCAAAATCAAACTGGGAACGG